ACTATGTACTCAAGTTCAGCATATTTAGTGGACCAAAAATCCATCGTTCTTCTTGTTGACACAGAGTTAAATACAACGTACAGGTGGAGTCCAGTGTTTAGTAAGAAACTTATCATCAACAAAGGTGTAGACAACGTCCTGAGTTTTCAGTTTCTTAACCAAGAACAAAAGCCAGTGGACATCAGCTTGTTTAGTTTTACTCTGCGATTGATATCCAACGACGGTGAGAACCTCTTGCTGGCCAAGCAAATGGAAAACATCAACAGCCGCTTGGGTACCTGCAGAGCCATAATCACAGCCGCAGAATCCGTGGCCATTCCAGCACAGCCCGCTAGCTGGAGCATTGAGCGTGCCAGCAACAGCATCATAAAATCAGTGCGCATCACCGATCGTGGTCGGGGATATACTTCGGCTCCCACAGTTTCAGTTTACGGTACCGGCACAGGTGCCAATCTCTCAGCCACTATCACTGGCGCAGTAGATCAGTGCGTGGTCTTGGATGCTGGAGTGGGATACACGCATACTCCTAACATTACATTTGCCGGCGGCGGAGGTTTCAATGCTCTGGGACTGGCACAGATCACTTACGGTGTAGAATCTGTAGAAATCACCAATGTGGGCGATGGCTATGATCCCGACGACGCTAACACTGCCGTAATATTCAGCCCAGGTCTGGGTGCCAATGCTGCCCTACAGGCAGCCAACACAGCCAATGCCACCATAACATTCGCAGGCAACAGCATAGTAGAGATCAACATAGTAGATCCCGGCATCTACGATGCACCGCCCACTGTGACCTTTGATCCGGGTGCGGCCAATATCAATACCACAGCCACAGCCACAGCATATTTGGCCGGCCGTCTCACAGGCATCACAGTGGCCAATGCTGGCCGTGGCTATACTGGAGCACCGGCTATCACTGTCACCGGTGGTGGTGCTGTCAGCCAAGCACAGGCCACTTGCAATCTAACCAATAGACTGGATGTAATAACCATACGCAACGGTGGACAGAACTATGTGGTGCCACCTATCATTGAACTCACCGGTGGCGGCAATGTCAATACAATTTCGCAAGGCACCGCAGTGGCCACAGTTGGCGGAGACGCACTGTACCTAGCAGGTTACGTGGACGACGCTGCCACTGCTCGTGGTTCCGTGGACATTGTTGATTCAGTGTTTCCCAGATTCACTGCCAGTGAAGACATTACCATACCTGTGACCAACACCGGTAATACTGCTGCCATAGACGGCGTCAACCGTCCCGTGGCCTGGACCAGCATCATACAAAGCAATGGTTCGCCGCAGAGCACCTTCCAAGTGGACTTCCGCAACTATTCGGGTGCGGTGCAGTTGCAGGGATCCTGGGAGCCCACCAACAACGAAAATGATGGTCAGCCAGTGTACTGGTATCAGATTGGCAATGTGCAGTACTACGACAACAAATACGGCAAAGAGTATTTCAACGCCGAAGGCTATCATCCCTATGTGCGCATCAGATTCGCACTGCCACCTGTGCCCATAAATGTGGCCTATTATGCCAATGTGGCTGCCAACATCTATGGCAACTCGGTAACCCAGGTACTGTACAGAGATTGACACTGACCATTTTATCCTGTAAAATAACAGGATGCTAGATATACTTGGCCGCATCAATAGAGTAAAACGCACAGCATCCGGCTGGCGCAGTTTCAATGCCATCTGCTGTCAGCATACCGAAGGCAAACCAGATCGCCGTGGGCGCGGTGGCGTGATCGAACACGACACAGGCTGGACCTATCACTGTTTCAACTGTGGTTTTAAAACCACTTACACTCCGGGCAGGACCTTTAGCTACAATCTCAAACGCCTGCTGACCTGGGCCGGATACACAGACGAAGAGATCAAACGTCAGCAGTTGGAAAGTCTCAAACTGCGAGACATACAAGACATAATTTCGCAGGAACGTCGTAGTCGTGCGCTGCCTGAGTTTGAAGAACAGAGCCTTCCAGAACTGGCAGTGGAAATAGATCCCGTAGATCCCGATCACGAACCCTATAGACTGTATTGTCAATCGCGAGGTATAGCCATAGATGACATATGGATCACTCCTGGTGCGCCTGGTAGAGAAGCTTTTAGGATCATAGTGCCTTTTAGATATCGTGGACACATAGTGGGACATACTTCGAGATACTTGGATGATCGTCGCCCCAAGTACATCAGCAATCAACAACCGGGTTATGTGTTTAATCTAGATATCGTCAAGCCGCAAGATCAAGTGGTCGTTGTGTGCGAAGGCATCTTTGATGCACTCGGCATCGGTGGTGTGGCCCTGATGCACAATGATCTCAATGAGGATCAAATAGCTATACTTAAAAGTCTCGACAGAGACATAATTATTATTCCAGACCAAGACAGTGCTGGCTTGAAACTTGCGGAACGTGCTGCGGAGCAAGGGTTCACAGTCAGTATGCCAAATTGGGACACCAGCATCAAAGATGTCAATGATGCTGTATGCCGCCATGGCAGACTTGCCACCCTTGTTTCTATACTCCGCAGCCGAGAACGCAGTCGTTTGAAAATCGAATTGAGGAGAAGAGAAATTGAAAAACGCATCGCCATCAGTAGTAACTAATTTTACCCCAACAATGCAGCAACTCTTTTTAGAGATGGCTGTACAGGATCACGAGTGTTATGCTCGTGTGCAGAATATTTTTAACCCTGAAAACTTTGATCGGCGCTTGCGCGATGCAGCTCAGTTCATCAAAGAGCACGCAGACCAATACAAGGTAGTGCCTGACAGAGATTCTGTCAGAGCCAAGACCAGCATAGATCTAGAACCCAGACCCAATGTCACACAAGAATGGTTTTTAGCCGAATTCGAAAAGTTTACCCAGCACAGAGAATTAGAGCGTGCTATTTTAAAAAGTGCTGACCTGCTGGAAAAGAACAACTTTGGTCCCGTGGAAAAAATAATCAAAGACGCTATTAACATATGTTTGGCCCGCGAACTAGGCACAGACTATTTTCACAATGTACGTGAACGACTCATGGCTATCAAATCAAACAATGGTCAACTCAGCACAGGCTGGCCCACGCTGGACAGTAAACTCTATGGTGGATTCAATCGTGGAGAACTGCAGATTTTTGCTGGAGGCTCTGGATCGGGCAAAAGTCTGTTTATGCAAAATCTAGCAGCCAACTGGGTCATGGCTGGGCTCAGTGGAGTGTATATCACACTGGAACTGTCGGAGGGCCTGTGTTCCATGCGATTGGATTCCATGATGACAGACATAGCCAGCAAAGAGATTTTCCGTAATATCGATGACGTGGAGTTGAAACTGGGCCTGCTGCAGAAAAAATCCGGCAATTTCATGATCAAATACATGCCAGCGCAGAGCACAGTCAATGATATCCGTGCTTATGTAAAAAACCTCGAAATCGAGCGCGGCGTAAAAATAGATTTCATGTGCGTGGACTACTTGGATCTCTTGATGCCAGTATCAGCCAAGGTATCACCCAATGACCTGTTTGTCAAAGACAAGTATGTGTCAGAAGAATTGCGTAATCTAGCAAGAGAATTAAATGTACTGTTTGTCACAGCCAGCCAGTTAAATCGTTCTGCTGTGGAAGAAATTGAATTTGATCACAGCCATATTTCCGGGGGTATTTCCAAGATCAATACAGCAGACAACGTTTTTGGCATTTTCACCAGCAGAAGCATGCGTGAAAAGGGCAGATATCAGATACAATTGATGAAAACTAGAAGCAGTTCGGGCGTGGGTTCAAAAATTGACTTGGAATTCAACATAGAAACCCTGCGCATACGCGACTGCGGCGAGCAAGAAGACGCCAATTCATTCCGTAAACCCACGGTCAATATCTTGGACAGTATCAAAGGCACCAGCAAAGTCCTGGTCAATCACGATGAAGAAGTGCCCCGAGTCACAGCAGATGTGCAAAGCACAAAATTAAAGGCCATGTTAGGAGCGATCAAACAAAATAAAACTTGATTCGACCGCTAAATATTACATCGCTGGAACCAATTATGCAACGCAAGACCCGCAGTTTATTAGAAGAATTAGACGAGATGTATCATGATCGCGATCGCCACCATATAGTGGAAAGTCGCGCTAATAACATCATACAAAGTGCCATACATCTATTGGAAATGATAGACCGTACCTATGACACAGAAACTGCGGATAATCTACAGCGCAAATTGCTCAATGCCATACGTACCCGCGATCCCGAGCGTTTTCGTAGAACCATTAGGCGCCAAGATGAAAATTCGTGAAATACATCAACGCCAGCGGATCACAGAAGAATCCTGGGCAGACATAGCCAAGGCTGCCTATGCTGGTGCCACGGGACAAAAAGATTTATTTGGCGGAGACAAACCCAATCAATATAACCCAGCAATGGCTAAATCGCAAGAAGGAGCAGATTGGTTGGCCAAAAGTTTTATCAGCAAAGCCAACAGTGCTAAATCTGCCACACCTAAAGATTATTCAGAGATAGCCAAACAACTGCTGAATCAACTGTTAAACAATCAAACCAGCAAATTTCAAAATATTTTGTCTACACTTTCTAAAAAAAGTCCTAAATTCCAAACTCTGTTGACAAAAACAGGTCTGGGCAAGCCAGGCACAGATATCGACACTTTTATCAAAGGTGTAAAATCCAGCTTTGGAAATGTGCCAGAGATTACCACACAGTTGGACAAACTTGGCACCACACATAATGAAATTCTTTTAAAAGCAGCCAAACATCAACCTGGTCAGAAAATTGATCCGGCACTGCAACAGGACATGGCAGGATTTGCTGCTGCTTGGTACAATTTACCTTCTACTCTGCAGTATGCTGCTGATCGCATCATACAGTCAGCAAGATATGGGGAACGTTGGATTGATGCAGGCAATGGTATTGAAATTAAACCAGCCACTGCATACGATAGAACCATACAGGCACGATATCAGGATGATCTCTTTTATTATGATGTCAACGCTGGCCGCTGGATAGATGGTGCGCGGCAACCAGTTTCTATTGAAATGGCCTACAGTTTAAATCAGGCATTAAAAACAGCTGGAATCAAAACACAAAAGCAACCCAGCGCCGCTGGACCCGAGTCCGATATCAGCAAGATTGTTGAGCCCGGAATGCAGTATAAATTTGCCAATCCCGAAGATCCTACCATCAACATCATTATACGTAACAGTGGTTACTATTATGATAGACTTCCCACGGAACTGCGCGGCGGACAAGTCAAGCGGGACCGAGAATCTGGAATGTATGCTGTTACCCGCCCTGACAATATTATGAAAATTAACCAGTGGTATGATCGGTTGGCCGATCGAGGAAAAGTTATCCAGGAACCCATATCAGCACTATGATTAAATTAAACGAAGGCGGCAATCAATTTAAAAATCCCCGGACTGGCGAAGTCTTGACCAAGTCTATACAGCAGACCGATGTCAAGCCCACAGTGCTGTGGTTGGAACAATTGACAGGTCTGCCGCTGCTGGATAACATGCTGGGCAGCACGGGTCTGCGTGCGGAATCAGGCGATATAGATCTAGCCGTGGATAAAACACAAACACCCAAATCCAAATTATATGGCATATTAAAAAATTGGGCCGAGAGCCAGGAGATGGATCCCAATTTAGTCATAGCAGGTGGCACTGCTCGAGACAAAAAGCCCACTGAATACGAAACCATGAGTTTTATGGCTCCTGTGGCCGGCAAGCCACAACTGGGATTTGTACAAGTGGATTTTATGTTTGAGCCCAACATAGAGTGGGCTAGATTTGCCAAACGTGCTGCTGCTGACACACAGTACAAAGATGCTGTCAAGCACATCATACTCAACAGTCTCGGCAAGGCCAGCGCCAACAAAAAATATCCTCAGGGATATACTTGGTCTGGACAATATGGACTCAAGGATCGCGCCACCAATGAATTGATCACAACTGATCCCCAAGAGATTGCAGAGTTAATACTGTATCCCGGTGCCACTGCCAAAGATCTCGCAGGTGTAGAAGCAGTGGTCACAGCACTGCAACGAGATCCCCAACGCGATGCTAAACTAGCACAGGCCCGTGCAGATCTAGAGCCCAAGGGCATAGAGCTGCCGGCCATCAAAGAAGGCACACCTGGCTGGTATCGCACAATGATGGGCCGTTTGGCCTGACCAAAACACCGTTTTTTCTCCTGACAGCTAAATACTAGCAGACCCCAAAAGGTCACACACTTAAGGAGATTTATCATGGCAATTTTTACACGCACCAATGGTGATGCACAACCAGT